TCAGGCGCCGAGGGCGTGACGCATCTTGTCGAGGGCGCGCTGCCGAATCTTGTAGACGCTGCTCCGGTGCAGGGACAGCCGGCGGGCGATCTCGGCGTCGGGGAGCGGCTCGTCGTCGTCCGTGTCGAACCCGTAGGCCAGGCCGACAACGGAGCGCTCGACGCCGTCGACTGCGTGAAACGCCTTACGCACGAGGTCGCGCTCCTCGGAAGAGAGGCGCTCGCGGCGGGAGTACGGCGAGCGGGCGCCGGCCTCCCAAGCGCCGTGCTCGACGTTGTCGGCGAGGCGCTCGACGGAGTCGACGGCGCTGGCCTCGCGGATGGCGCGGAAGACCTCACGACTCATGTGGTACAGCGGGGCGACCTGCTCGGCCTCGTCGAGGTTGCCGTCGGCCTCGGAGACGATGGACAGGTAGCGGCGCCACGTGGCGTTCGGGACCTTGATGCCGGCACGGATGGCCTGGGCCTCGTCGATGAGCGCGCGACGGACCTCGTCGCCGACGCGGGAGGACAGCCGGCCGACGCTCGGGTCGCTGACGGCGTTCCAGAGCCCGACGAGGACGGTCTGCCGGAGGTTGTCCTCGTCGCGGAGAGTGGGGCGGAAGGCGGCGGCCAGGCGGCGCAGCATTGGGGCGTAAGCCTGAGCGATGCGGCCGAAGGCATCGGCGTCGCCGTCACGCGCCGCGGTGAGGAGTCGGGCCTCCTCGTCGCGGGTCAGCGTGGCAACGGTGGGGGAGTAGTGGAACAGGCGGTCGAGGTTGCGGGTGGTGAACATCGTGCGATCTCCTCTGTGCGTAAGACGTCGCACGCGGCGACGTCGCCGGGTCCGCGGGTGAAGTTCCGCGGCATCGGTATCAGGGTCGCTCCGTGCGACCTCTTACGCAAGAGGACACGCGCACGTCACTCGTTCGGCCCAACGCCCTCCCACCGCTCGACGGCCGTGTCGACGTGCCGGGTGAGGCGGACGAGATAGGCGGCTTGCAGGCGCAGCGCCCGCATGGCCTCCTCGACGGCCTCGCGCACGGCCAGCCGGCGGACGTCGGTGACGGTGTCGAGGACCGGGTCGGAGGCGACGCCGCGGGACCGCTCGGCCGTGTCGGTGTGGGCGCGGAGGATCGGCGCCGGGAGCCACTGGACGTCATTGGCTCGGTCGAGCGCCTGAGCGAGATCGAGGGCTGCGGTGACGACGTCGCCGAGCGCCTCGCGCGCAGCCTGGGTGGTGGCAAGGGTGGTGGTCTTCGTGGTGGTCATCCTCAGTGAGCCTCCAACTCCGGCGGGCAGCCGTAGAGGCTGCCCCAGGACCGCTTGCCGATCTCGGGGTCGGTGATGATCTCGACGCCGCGGAAGGTGGAGGACATGAGTCGAGCGATCTCGCTGGCGATCTCCTCGGCCTCGGCGGCGGGCGCCTCGGCGATGATCTCGTCGTGGATCGGCAGGAGCAGGTGGTCGCCGAGCCCGGCGTCGAAACAGTCGACGATGGCTTGGGCGAGGAGGTCGCGCGCCGTGCTCTGGACTACGTAGTTGGTAGCCGCGTACATGCGATCTCGGTCGAGGGGCAGGTGCCGGCCGCTCGGCGTGATGACCTCGCGGCGGCCGTACTCGGCGGCGCGCTGTAGTTGGCGGCTGTAGCGGCGGATGCCGGGGAAGGTCCGGTCGTAGGCGGCCATTGCCTCTTTGACGCGCTCGGCCGGGGCGCCGGTCTGGCGGACGACGGTGTCGACGCCGCCGCCGAAGACCTTGCCGAAGCCGATGGCCTTGGACACCTTGCGCTCGTGAGGCGTGAACTGAGGGCCGAAGACTCGCGTCGCCGTGAAGTCGTGCAGGTCGAGGCCGTCGGCGATAGCGCCCTTCATCGTGGGCTCGTCGGAGAGGGCGGCCAGGACGCGCATCTCGACGGCGCTGTAGTCGACCGAGATGACGACCTGGCCCGGCTCGGCGACGATGGCACGACGGATGCGCCAGTCGGACGAGGGGAGTTGTTGCAGCGGCGGCCGGGCCACGGACATGCGGGCGGTGCGGGCCTGCAAGGTGCCGATGGTCGGATGCACGCGGTCGTCGGCGTCGCGGAGGTCGAGGAACGCCTGCGCATAGGCCGTGGCCCATTTCTCCGACCGCTTGGCGTGAAGCACAGCCTCGGCGAGCGGATTGGGCTCGCGGGCGCCGATGCGCTCCCAATCGCGGTCAAGGTCGGCCAGCGGCAGGAGGACGGCCTTGTCGACCTTGAGGAGCCCGGAGCCGGTGCGCTCGACGAGCGGCTCGCCCATCGCTGCGAGGGTCGCGCTCACCTGCTGCGTCGAGTTGACGTTCGGGACGCCGAGGTCCGCGGCAATGGCACGGTAGCGGGCGGCGTCCTCGTCGAGGTCGTTGACGAGGCTCTCGGTGTAGTCGACGTCGAGCAGGAGCCCGCGGCGCTCCATCACGGCCGCGAGCGTCTGAAAGTGATGCTCGAAGGTCGAGAGGTCGCTCAGGCCGAGGCCGCCGATGACGGCGCGCAGTTCGTCGAACAGGCGCGTGACGAGGATGGTGTCGAGGCCGGCGTAGAGGACATAGGTCGGGTGGTCAATGGGGATGTGCGCCCAGCCGGTCGCCTTCGTCCAGCCCATCGAGTTAAAGACCTTGGTGAGGCCCTCTTCGGTGTCGGGCGCGTCCGGGTCGACGTAGATGGCCGAGAGCGGCTTGAGTTTGAGGCCGGCGCCGCCCTCGCTCGTCTGCCGCGGGTCGACGAGATGGGCGAGGATGCGCGTGTCGAAGACGCGGGAGGCCAACTCTTCGAGCGTGACGCCGAGATGGTGGTCGACGACCAGGAGGTCATAGGGCGCGTTGTGGGCGACGTAGTAGCGCGGTTGGCGCAGCGCGGCGGCGATGGCGTCGCCAAAGAGGTCGGCGCGCAGGACCCATGCCTCGGTCCGGTTGCCGAACTGTGCGAGGCGCAGTTCGTGGCCGGGGGTGAAGATGTCGAGGCCGGTCGTCTCGGTGTCGAAGCCGATCACCTTGTCGCCGCGGGCGAGGAAGTCCCAGAACCCGCGCAGGTCTTCGGGCCGCTCGGGGTAACGGACGACGATGTCCTCGCCGGCGATGCGGTGGCGGAACTCTAGCGTTGGGGATGCCCCTCTCTGGGCGTGCGTGGTAGCGCCCGGCAGGCACGGAGTCGAGTCGACGTGCCCGCCGGGCGTGGCTTCGTTGCGCGGGGTCAGACCTCGGTGAGGTCGGCGCCGGCATACGGGGAGGGGCTTGTAGGAGTAGCCGCTCCCGTGACAGGCGTGGTTGCCGTGACCGTCGCGTCGGCGTGGTCGCTGGGTCGGGCGCGCCGGAGGCCAACGAACATGCGCTCGCCGTGGGACTTGACGCGCTCGAAGCCGCGCTCCTCGACGGCGGCGTAGAACGCCCGCGAGGACCACTTGCGCAGGTCGCCGAAGTTCTCCTCGTCGGCCCACGCTTGGAAATCGTGGAACAGGGTGGTGGCCGGGACGCGGCCAGCCGGGTCGGGCAGGTATCGGCCGCCCTCGCCGATGAAGTCGCCGAGGACGTCGCTCTGCTCGCGGTAGCCGCGGACGGCAGCGCGAATGACGTCGGGGTCGCGCAGGCCGTCCCTGTACCACTCGCCGGCGCCGCGGACGGCCCACGCGAGGATGCCGGGCGCCTCGGCAACGAGGGCGTCGGAGAGGTACGGGTCGCGCTCGTCGGGGGCGAAGTACCGGACCCAGGGGACCAACTTGACGCGGCGCCAGAGGCCCTCGTCTTGGCCCCGGAACTGCGGCCGGTGGTTGGTGGCGAGCAGGAGCAGGAACGTCGGGCGGAACTCGAAGAACTCGCGGCGCATGAAGCGGGCTGAGATGAGGTCGTGGCCCGTGACGCGCTTGAGGACGGACTCGGCCATCGGCTTCCCGCGCTCGCCCTCGGCGGCCATGACGAGCCGGGCGCCCTTGAGGGCGGCAAGGTCGTTGGGGATGCCGCCGGTCGGACGCTCCTCGAAGGTCTGGAACGGGGTGGTGACGGTCAGTTCGCGGAAGACCTGGGTGAGGGTGTCGGTGAAGACGCTCTTACCGTTCGCACCGGTGCCCCAGAGGACGACGAAGCATTGCTCGCTCGTGTGGCCGGTGATGCCGTAGCCGACGAGCCGGCGCATGTAGGCCGGGAGGTCGGGCTCGCCGGGGAAGACCTCGTCGAGGAAGCGGAGCCATCGGGGCGCCTCGGCCGTCGGATCGAAGTCGAGGTCGACGCGGCGGGTGAGCATGAGCGAGGCGTCGTGCGGTCGGAGGGTGCCGGTGCGCAGGTCGACTACGCCGTTGCGGGTGGCGAGCAGGTCGGCGTGGCGGTCGAACTCGTCGGGGCTGGCAGGCACACCGCGGACGGCCTGCAACTCGCGGACCATCGCGTCGATGCCGCGGGAGGTCTGGGCGTGCTCGGCGTAGCGCCAGAACCGTCCGGCGCGGGCCTTGTCGGCGTCGCGGTTCGACTCGCGGTAGACGTCGAAGGCGGCGTCCGCGAGGGACTTGACGAGGTCGGCGACTTCCTGGGCGTAGGTGCGGACGGACTGTCGCTCGTCGGGGCGCCAGACGCCGCGGTCGAGTAGGTAGAAGCCCATCTCCTCGACGTAGCGGACGCCGCTGCCGAGAGACTCGATGTAGTCGCGCAGGTAGCGGGCGGCGCCGAGGTCGGACAGGGCGTAGCGGTCCTCGTCCCAGGCGAGCAGGGCAGCGGCGCGGCTCTCGATCTCCGGGGTGTTGGTGACGAGGTCGCGCAGGGCGTCGGCGAAGTGGGCCGAGTCGTTCTCGCGCCAACTCGTCAGGTCGACGCCGTTGGGCAGGGGGAGCACCTTGACGCGGAGCCCGGAGTCGGCGAGCGCCTTGGACAGGGAGGTCGAGAACTTCCGGCCGGCCCCGTCGCCGTCGCCGGCGAGGATGACGAGACGGTCGCCGACGAGGTCCGCGACCTCGGCCGCGACCGTTGGGCTCGTGAGGCTGGCGCCGCGGACGGCGATGGCGTCGTAGCCCGCGACGGCTGCGGTGAGCGCGTCGCCGGGGCCTTCGGTGATGAAGACCTGCGGCCAGTCGGTGCGGCTTGGGAAGTATCCGACCTTGGTCCATGCCCGGCCGCGCGGGGACCGCGGCCCTACCCAGCGGTGGTCAGGGTCGCCGTCGTCGAGCGAGCGCGCTTGGAAGCCGCGCGCGACGCCGTCGCGGTCACGGAACGGGACGACGAGGCGCGGGCCTCCCATGAGGTCATCTGCCAGGCCGAGGCCGAGGCGCTCGAAGTCGACGCGGTCGACGCCGAAACGCCGGCGGGCGTAGTCCTGGGCAGCCTGGGCGCTGTCGTGCTTGGCGGCGGCGACGTAGCGCGCCAGACGCCGGGTCAGGGTGGCGACGTCAGCGTCGGTGGCGGGCTCGTCGGTCGAGGCGGCCACGGGGACCGCAACGTCGTCGACCGTCATCGTCGTCAGGTCGTGCATGGTCAGGTCGAGCGCATCGAGCACGGCCTCCGTCTCGCAGCCGGCGCGACACTTGAGGAGCACCTTGCCCGTCTTGCCGACGGCGACCCTCAGCGACGGATCGGTGTCGTCGTGCGCGGGGCAGCGCGCGAGGAAGCCGTCGGCGGTGCGCTCGACGGCGTCGAGCCGGCCGAGGAGGTCGGAGAGGTTCATCCTGTCCTCTTGGGGAACGTTTTACGGAAGGCGCTCTAGACTGCCGCCATGACCTTCGTCGAGGTCCCGTGTGACTGTGGGGAAGGCTGCCCCTGGGTCACTCGGGTCTACTCAGATGGGTCGTCGGTGCGGCGTCTGGGCTTGTCGGCCACGGGGCGCGGGAGTCTTCCTGCGTCCGTGCTCGGTGCTGTTCCGCGACTGTCGGATCAAGCGCCGCTAGGAGAGATTCCGCACGCCGCAGACGGAGCAGGAGACGCGCCCACGTCGCCAGGGTCGTCACGGCGTATGCCGAGCCGACCGGGCGGCGGGCTCGCTTGACGACGACGACGCCGTAGTCCTCGCCGGCGGTGACACGTTGCTCCTCGGCCCCATCGAGGCCGATGCGGATGGCGTCTTCCCAGGAACGCCAGTCTTTCGCCTGCACGATGAAGGGCGAGACACCGTGAATGTCGCCGGAGTCGCGCGCGCCAGTCGGGGCGGCGCGGTGCGGGTCGAGGCCGTACTGCCTGCCGAAGGCGGCTGACAGAGCGGTAACGACCTCGCGCTCCCAGCGGGTGCCCTTGGCCTTTTCGGCGGTCATGCAGCGGCTCGGATGTACGGGACGATCTCGGCGTCGCCGAAGCCGACCCAGGTCTTGACGGCCGAGACCGGCATGCCGACCGCGGTGGCGAAGGCGACCTCGGCGCGGGCACCGGGGGACGTGCGCCAGCGCGGCAGCGTGGCGATGCCGTCGACCTCGTGCGCCAGGATGTCGATGTCGTGGAACAGCGTCTCGCGGTAGCGGCCCTGGGTTGCCGGGCTTGGCGGCTGCTCGGGGTCGAAGCCGGCGGCGAGGTCGATCTCGTGCGGGGAGATCACGACGAAGCCGTGACCGCGGAGCCTGGCCGTCGCGCGCTCGAAGGCGTCAAAGTTCCAGCGCGGCAGGCCCGTCATCGGGCCGGCGATGTAGAGGCGCATGCGCGGAGGCATGGGCTCGCCTCCTCTCGGGGGTGAGACGACGAAGGCCCCCGCCCCCGGCGCGGGGCGGGGACGGGGGCTCTTCGGGGTCTGTCAGAACGGAGGCTCGTCGGACGAGCCGCGCGGCTTGGCCGCGACGCCGGCCGCAAGGCCCTTGAGGCGGAGCGTCGGCTTCGTGTAGGACACCGTCTGGCCGGCGCGAGGGCCGCCCTTGGCGATGAACGACACGGGCTCAAGCGCGAGGGTCGCCTTGACCGGGCCGTCGGCGTCGATGAGGTCGGCCTCGACGTTGTTGTAGTCGAGGTCGCTGGCGAACGACCAGGACGACGACCGGAACTCGAAGACGCCGAGGTCGGGGTCGTCGGCGAGGCGGACGTCGACTCGGATGTCGGGCACGGGGCCGATGCCCTGGCGGGCGCGTTCCTTGCGCTCGGCGAGGGTGAGGCTCGCGTCAGGGTCCGGGCTGCCGTCGTCCTTCGTCACGCCGTCGGTGCGGTAGATCGGCTTGCCGTTGCGGCCCCAGAGCACGAGGGACTCGTGCAGGGCCTCCGGGCCGTCGAGGATCACGTCGAGCGACGGGGCGTTCGTGAAGACTTCGAGGTTGTCCTCGCCGGTCGCTTCCCACTCCTGCGGGTCGCCGCCGTAGTGCGAGGCGATGAAGGCGGCGACGTCGGGGTCACCCGTGGTGACGCGCCACTCGGTAAGGGCGGCGGGTCGGCCGCCGATCTGATAGCCGGAGCGCAGGCGCCCGACGATGTCGTCGGCGAACGGCCGACGAGCGGGGGCGTCCTCGTGCTCAGGGAAGATGCGCAGGCCCAACGGGGCGCGCTCCTCTCAGTGTTCGTGTGCGTGCAGCGGGAGTCGCTGCGAGGGTGTAGCCGCTCCCGTCAATGACGGGGTTGCCTCAGCGGCGAGGCAGGACGAGCGCCGTCGAGGGCGCCGGCGGGATGCCGGGCGGGGCGCCGATGCGGGGGCCGGGCATGGAGGCCGACCGGCGCTTGCCGAGCGCGGCGTGTCCGAGGACGGTGGCGATCTTGCCGGAGCGTCGGGAGCCCATGTGCGGCAGGAGGTCGAGCATGATCTCCGCGGCGCGGGCGCCGCTTACCTCGGTGTGCCAGGTGGCTTGTGCCGGCGCACCGTGCAGAGAGAGGCGGACCTGCGTGCCCATGATCGTCGCGGCGCGACCGATGGTGTCTCGGTCGGTCATGCCGATACGGATACGCGGGTAGCGCCCGCGGTGCAGGTCGAAGGTCGCCTCGCCCTCACAGAGGCCGGCGAGCCACAACAGGTCGTCGTGGTCGCCGTAGATCACGCCGCGCGTCCCTTCCGGGGCGCCGGGGTGCGGCGGGATGGGCTCGGCCCACGGAGGCCGCCGACGGGGTCGCCGATGACGGTGGCCTTGCGCTCGCGGTCGTAGTCGAAGACCTTGCGGAGGGCGAGGAAGTCGTCGAAGACCTCGTCGTCGATCCGCACCGGGTAGACGCCCCACTCCTCAGGGCGAATCCACACGCACGCGCCGGCCTCGGCGTGAGGCAGCGGGACGCGCGTCCCGTCCGGCCGGAGGATGTAGTCGGCGTGGGAGTAGGCCGCGAGTTGGAGGGCGACCTCCTCGTGTACGCCGGAGCGCGTGGTCTTGTAGTCGATCCATGTGAGGTCGCCGTCGATGATGGCAAGGGCGTCGAACGAGCCGGCGTAGTCGTGTGTCTCCGACCAAACCGTCTCCTCCATGAAGAGGTACTCGGGAGAGAACTCGTCGATGAACTCGCCGAAGTGACGGACGAAGGGCTCGACGTCCGGCGGGATGCGGCCGGCCGGCTCGCCCTTGGCGAGGCGCTCGAAGATGTCGTGAGCCGCGCCGCCGACGGTGGCGGCCCGGTAGGTATCGCGGTCGGGCGCCCGCTTGAGATGGTCGATGGCGGCCTCTCGGTCGCGGAGCGTCATCGTGACGATGGTGCCCAACTCGTCGACTGCGGTGGTGGCGACTTCCTTGGCTGCCCAATAACGGAGGAACGGCTTGGGGAGCATGTCGAGAATGGACGTCACTCCGGGGGCCTTGGTGCCCGTCTCGGGGTTGACGTAAAAGCGCGATCCGCCACGCTTGATCGTGCTTACCTTCGGGGTCGTCAAATGACGGCCTCCTCTCTGTCTGAGCAGAGATGGAAGCCGCTCCGTACAATGGTGGCGTTGCCGCCGGAGGATTAGCGGGAGCCGACTGCCGAGCGCAGCCGCTCGCGCTCCTCGACAACCGCGTCGAGCGCCTCGGAGACTGCCCGGCGCTTGGCCGGGGTCAGGCCGCCGAGGGCGTCGGCGGGAATGCGCGCGAGCACGGCGCGAGCGGTCTGCGCCGCCATTAGCATCGCGTTTGCGTCGAGGAGTGGGCCGCCGGTGAGGATGGCGAGCGTCTCCGACCTAGCCGCTCGGCGCGTTCGGGCGCGCTCAAGGGCGTCGGTGTGGCCGGTGAATCCGGCGTCCTCTAGTTCCTCGTGTGGGACTCGCCGGCGTATGTAGTTGTTCGTGTGATATCTAATGGCGGCCTGCGCCGATGCCATCTCGTCACGCGGATAGCCGGCCTCGGCGTAGACTTCGTGAACAAAGTCACGAAACGCCCCTGTTCGGCCTGACCAATCCGGGTCGCCCTTGGGCGTCGTGAAGTATTCGCGGATGTCAACGAGTGCCTCGGCTGCTCGGCGGCGCGCCGTGGTGCGAGTCTCGTCGGTCGCCGTGCGCGCTGTACGCAAGGCGTCGATGATCGTCGCTCTGAGTACCTCGAATGCTGGCGTGTGATCCATGACGCCCAACCGTAACAGAGCGGGGCGCCTAGCGTGAGCCGTCTTACGCCACACGGACGGGTGATATAGCCCTGACCAGGCGCTCGACCTCGAAGCGGAGATCGTCGAGCGTGCCGTCATTCGAGATGGTCCAGTCGGTCGCCGCGGTGTCGAGCGCCGTCTCGCTGGCGTGCGTCGCGCCGAAGATCACGGGCGCGCCGGGGCGCAGGACGCGGACGCGCGTGCCCTCGGCCAGATGAATCGCAGTGGCCTCGTTCGGGAACCGGACGTCGGTGACAACGACTGGCGTGCCCGCGGCGCGGAGGCGGGCGGCCTCGGCCATCGGGCCGCGGACCCAGACGTCGCGGTCGGCGTGGTCGCGGATGGCGGTGCCGAGGCGCTGCAAGAGCCGGCGCACGTCGGCGACATCCTTGGCGCGCTCCCAGCCGACGGCCCCGACGATCTCGGACAGCCGGACGTGGCGATACCACGCGGCGTCCTGCGCGAGGGCCTCGCCGAGGGCGTCCTCCTCCTCGACGTTGGCCGTGCTCTCGATGACGGGGTCGATGTCGAGCGCGGCTGCCTTGAGGGAGTCAGCGAACGCAATGCGCGTGTAGCCGTGCTCGCGGATGAGGAAGCCGGCGACAGTGTCCTTGCCGGTGCGGGCGTGCCCGATGAGGCCGACGAGGGGCGGGAGAGGGGTCATGCCTCCGTAGCCGCTCCCAGGAATCGGCCTGTTGCGTCAGGCGGTGCCGGCGCCCTCGCCGCCGTCCGGGTCGTCCGGCTGGCCCACGGTGATCGTGTAACGTCCGCGAGCCGTGGAATCGGCAGCCGTCGGCCACGGCCGTCACGGGGTCGTTCTGCGTCATCTCGACGGTGGCGTCCGCGGTGTCGCCGACGAACGCCGCGACCTTGTCGGCGAACGCCTGACGGACCTCGGCGAGGTTCTCGCCGTATGCCTCGACGGTGAGGATGAAGACTTCCTGAGCCATGAGTGTCATGCCCCCAGATATGCGAAAACGCCCCCGCCCTGCCAGCGTAGCGCCGGCAGAACGGGGGCGAGTGGGTGAAGCGTCAGGCGGCTTCCTGCGGGTCGGCGGTGGCGTCGGCCGCAGGGGTCGCGGTGTCCTTGCCTCGGCCGACCGCAAACGCCTTGAGAATGGCGATCACGCCGGCAACGCCGCCGACGCTGGCGATGTCGCGCCAGCCGGCCGCGGTGAAGAGGCCGAACCCGGCCGCCGTCACGACGCCGAGGGCAGCCTGAGCGAAGGTCGAAACGGCGCGCTCGGCAAGGTCAACCCAGAAAGCCCGGGTAGCGAAAAACACGGAACTCCTCAGTGATGCAGGACTTGGAAGAGGATGGGCCAAATGGCGCCGACGGCGACTGCGATGGAGCCGGCCCCGCTCCAAAACTGCCGGGGCGAAATGGTCGGCTTGTGCTCTTGGTCGCTGAGGCGCTGCTCGGCCGTGCGGAGCCGCTGCTCGTGGTCGTCGAGCGTCGCCTTGTGCTCGTCCGTCTCTTGCTTGAGGAGAGCGATGGCGGTGTCCAACTTGCCTTCGAGCCGGGCCAGCGTCACGGCGGTCGACTCCCGTGCGGGGAGTGGCTGGTCTTCGGCGGACATCTCAGAACTGCCCCCGGTTGAGCCGGGTCTGCATCTCGCGGACGCACGTCGAGACGGCGTCGATCACGCCGTCAGCGGGGGTGCCCATGCGGCGCTGCAAGGCGGTGATCGTCAGCGGGCCGAGGAGCCCGTCGACCGTGAGGCCGCCGAGCCATGCCTGCATGGCGCGGACGAGTGTCGAGCCGCCCTTGCCCCAGGCGCACGCGGAGATGTGCTGATTCGAGGCGCCCTTGATCTGCCCGGAGATCACGCCGTCGACCGGCGTGCCGAACCGACGCTGTAGCGTCTTGGTCGTCTCCGGCCCCCACTGGCCGTCGACCGTCAGTCGGCCCCACGGGGCGGGCTCGGCCGGGGCTGGCGCGGGAGCCGGGGCGGGAGCGGGCGGCGGTGTGACCGGGTTGGAGACGGGCGTCGCGGGCTCGCCGAGAATCTCCTGAGCCCGCGCGAAGATGCGCGGAACCTGGGCGATCTTGGCGTCGCCGGGGCACACCTTCCCGCGGCTCGTGCTGTAGTGCATCCCGTCGGCGACGCGCCACGGGTCGATGCCGAGGCGGTGCCACGAGAGGCCATGCGACGAGTCGGCGTTCCGGCTGTCCGTCGCCATCTTGAGCGGGATGCCGTGGGTCTTGACGGCCCAGGCGTAAATCTGCGCGAGCGTCTCGATCTGGGCATCCGTCCAGGGCTCGCCGTTCGCATTCGTCACGCCGCCCTGCGTCTCGATAGAGATGCTGGCGTCATTGCCGTCGAGGTCGGCCTCGGCGCGAAGGCCCGTGTCGACATACTGCTCGCAGGTGCCGTCCTTGCGGACGTAGAAATGCGACGAGGGCTTGCCGGTCGAGTTAAAGTACCCGTGCAACGAAGACGACTCAGAAACGGCCACGTGTAGATTCACGCGGTTGTAAATAGTGAGGGCCTTGCCGCTGAGGAACTGCAAGTCAATCGGATTCCACTCGGCGCCGGGGAAGCGGGCCATTCGGGCTCCTTTCGGGAGGCGACGTGCGGAGGGCGTCTTACGCGGTCACCCGCGCCAGGCGCCGTTCCAGTAGACGAAGATGCGGGCGTCGTGCCAGGCGCCGTTCCAGTAGACCTTGACGATTCCTTGGTGCCAGGCGTTGACCCAATAGACCAGGATCGAGGAGAGGGTGGTAAAGGAAGAGGTCGCCGACCAGGCGCCGGCGCCAATGGCATTCTTGGCTCGGACACGGACGTAGTAGGTCGTCGAGGGCGTGAGGCCAGTGAGCGTGCCGGACGAGAACGTCTGGACATTGGCGGTGAAGCCGGTGTTTGTGGCGATCTGGACGTCATAGCCCGTGATGGACGAGCCGCCATTGTTCGGGGCGCTGTAGGCGACGAGCGCCGACACGGCAAGAATGTTCGAGATGCTTGTGATGCTCGGAGCATCCGGGGCCGTGGCCGCGGTAGTGAACGAGCCCATTCCCGCCCAGCCCGACCAGCCGGCAGCATTGTGTGCACGTGCCGTGTAGTAATAGGTCGTGTGCCGGGTCAGACCCGAAGCCGTGCCCGTGCCGCCGGCCCACGACGCGACGACGTTGCCGCCGCTGCCAGGCCACGCATTGTTGGTCAGGACGTAGGCTTCGTAGGCGTCGATTCCGGCGCCGCCGTTGTAGCCGGGCGCCGAGACGACGATGCGGGCGCTGCTCGACGTGATCGAATCGACGCCCGTGCCGGGCGGATTCGGAACGACGGGCGGGACGGTGTAGGTCGCAGAAACGGAGGACGCCGCGCCGCCGCCGCTACCGTCGGCCAGACCGGAGACGGAGGCGGAAATCCCGTAGGAGCCGCCGGGCGTCACGCCAAAGGTGCCGCTCCCGACAGCCACCGTCTCGGCGCCGGACGAGGAGTAGTTGTGGTTGTTCGCGCTGCCGGCCGAGCCGCCAACATTCCACGAGCAGGCGTTCGTGGAGTCGTAGAGGGAAACGTTGTGGACGACGTAAACCGTGTAGGAGCCGGTAGAGCCATTGTCGCCGACGTCGACCCTAATGTAATACTGCCCGGCAGAGCCGTAGGAGACGGCATTTCCGGTGTACGTTGCCACGTCGGGTCAGAGCACCTTGACCCAGAGGTCGCCTTGCGTGGCGGTGCCGCTCGGGTCGGTCGTCGCCGTGGTGATCGTGCGGCCGTCGAGGGTCGACGTCGTCGGCTTGCCGGTGAGGGTCGCCCACGTCACGGGCGCCGGGATGAGGTTGGCCCAGCCGGTAGGCGTGTAGAACTCCCATGCCTGGCTGGTCCGGTTGTAGCCCAGCGTGCGGAACGGGATGGGCGGCGTCGGGTTGCTCGCGCCGCCGGGACGGGTCGCGGTCGTCCAGTTGCCGACGTTGCCGCCGAGGAGGACGCGCTCGTCGGTGATGTCTGCGGAGGCCAGGCTTGCGGCGCCAGCGGCCACGGCGATCTGCGCGAGGGGCATCTCGAAGATGCCGGTGTCGGTCTGGGTGAGCGCCGGCGGAGTGGTCGACGTGCCCGTCAGGACTTCGAGGGTGACGGTGTTGGCCGACGGGTTGACGCGGACGACGATGCGGTCGACGCGCGCCGAGGAGCCCGCCGGCGTGAGGGTCAGCGTCGCGGCGCTCGGGTTGTCGAGGACGAAGCCTCGGACGAGCGCGCGGCCGACGGCCACGGTGACGGCGAGGCCGGTGCCGGGCGAGACGGCGAGCGAGGAACCGTCGGTGTAGGTGACGCCGGGGTCCAGCATCTCCCGCATGAGATAGGAATACTGAGACTCGGTCGTGTCAGCATTCTCAAACGGCCAAGAGGTCGTGGGCAATGTGGGCCTCCTCCGAGGTCAGGAAATGAGGGCGCCGGGGAAGCGTGGGCGCCGCCTCGCGCGCGGAAAATCGCCGAGATGCCCGCGCACTCGCACACCACTCCGTCGCACACTCACACGGTGACTGATCCGGGCCATCAGCACCCGATTGTTCACGCCGCTACCGGCATCACCATGGCCGTGATCCAAGACGGTGTAAACGATGGAACGGTGTCGAACCGCTGGCACCTTGCGGACGGTGTGGCGGGCCTCGTCACACAATCGGGCACTACCGGGATCACGATCCCCTCGTCCGGCGGCGGTACATCTGGCAGCGCGGGAAGCGGTGGCGCGCACGGCAACATGCCGCCATTCATGACCCTCACCTACCTCATTCGGTTGTGACCGCGTCACAACCGAATGAGGTAGTTGACCGTGGTGAACGGCTGCAAGTTGTTGTGGGCGCTGCCCCCGCCGGTAGACGTGACCGACGAGTTGTTCGCGTTGCCGATGACGTAGTTGCCCGGCACATTCGCAACCGTCGAGATAGAGCCGCCGAGTTGTTGAGTGTGCGAGTGCGCGGGCATCTCGGCGAAAGGCTCGCTCAGAGCCGGATGACGTAGTTCACGGTCATGAACGGCGGCAGGTTGACGTGCGCCGATCCGCCTCCGGCCGACGAGATGCTGCCAAGGGCCACGTTCGTCGCATTGATCGGACCATCGGAGCCTGTGAAATCGTCACCATTGGCGGCCGTGTCGGAGTGCGCACCGACATTCGCATGCAGTACGTGCGAGTGCGCGGGCATCTCGGCGACCGTGAGGGTATGTGTCTCCTCGCCCCCGGTCGATCCGAGCGCATGATTTGTGTGACCCGCGGCGCCGGAGTCGCCGACTCCCAGCGGGACGCGGCCCTTGAGGTTCGGCAGGTTAAAGGTCGTGCTGCCGTTGCCGGCGCCATAGGTTGTGCCAATGACGCCGAAGAGAGCCGAGTAGGTTGTGCGAGAGATGGCGGAGCCGTCGCAAATGGCCCATCCGGGCGGGGCAGCGGCGCCGGCGTACATCCGAATCTCGCCGGGAAAGCCTGCGTAGAGCGGGGTGCCGACCTGCGCGCCAGGGAGCGTGCCAGTGATGGCGGCGGCGTCGATGGTCGTGGGCTGCTCTGCGTTGCGTTCGAGCGCGGAGAGGCGGCTCTCGGCCTGGGTGACGCGGTTGTTGAGGCTCGACGATGCGGAGGTCGTGGCGATGTCGCCGAAGACTGCGCCGACCTTGATGCCGTCGGAGTTGGCGACGATGGTGGCGGCCGAGACGGTCGTCGTGTCCTCGTCGCCGTCGACCACGAGGGCGACGAGGTCGCCGACGTTCCAGTCGAGGGCGTAGCGCATCGTCAGGTCGTCCGAGGCAACTGCCGATGCCGAGAGGACGCCGGCGGCGTCGGCGAGGGCCTTGTCGCCGGCCTGCTGCAACTCGACCGCGTCGTCGGTCTGGCGCTGGTCGACGAACGTCTCGATGCGACCCCAGGCGCCGTAGTCCGTCTCGGCCTCGGTCGCCTCGACCGTCGTGCGCTCGACGAAGGTGCGCAACTCGCCCTCGCCTTGGCCGGCGACGATGGCGCGAGTCACGGCGGGAGCGGTGCGGGTCGTCGAGGTTGACGAGAGGGTGCCGTTGTGGAGGTCGAAGCGGACCTCGCCACGGCGGTCGGCGATGGACAAGACCTCGAAGAGGAGCGTGTCGTCCGACTGCGCCAGGCGGAAGCGGAGCCCGGAGACGGTGGCGATCTCCGCGAGGAGGTTGCCGAGGACATCGAAGCGGGCCGACTTCGAGACGTTGCCGCCGCGGGCCAGGTCCGGGGCGAGGGTGAGGGCGTTTACACGCCGAACGGCGGGCGCCGAGGCGCCGAGGTTGGCGTCCACGTAGGCCCGCATGACCGTCTCGGCGGCGCCGCTGCGGACGTCGTAGGCCGCGGTCTGGGCTGTGACGTCGGCGGTCGTCGGGGTCGGGTAGGCCAGCCGGTTCCAGAGGATGACGTCGTCGGTCGTGCCGGTGAACGTCACGATGCCGGTGGGGTCGGTGAGGTCGGCGTCGACCTTCGGGGCGCTCACAGGGCCGGAGAACAGGACGCCGCCGGGGCCGGTGACGATGATGCCGGCGCCCGGTGCGAGCAGGTAGCCGACGGCGTCGTCCTCGACGGGCAGGCGCAAGGTCCACTCGCCGGGGGCGCAGTCGCGGATGGTGGCTCGGATGTCGAGCCGCTCGGGGACGATCTGGGCAACGCGGATGAGGTCGCGGTTGCGGACCTCGACGAGCAGGTCTGTCGCCTGCACGGAGGGGCCTCCTCAGAGCATGAGCCAGCGACGCGGGCGCCACGAGAACACGACGGAGGAATTGGCGGCGTCGGTGCCCTCGGCGTTCGCGGTGGCGACGGACAGGCCGGGCGGGATGGCCCAGAATCGGGGCGCTGGCCCCAACTCGGGATAACAGTTGGTGCCTGCGGCGTCCGTGACGGTGCCGGCGGCGTGGTCGAAGATGCGGACCTCGCCGATGTCGAGGCTGCCTTCCCACGAGATCGTTTCGCCGGCGGGGGAGATGAGCGAGAGCGTCGTCGCGGGGCCGTGCAGGATCGTTACCGGCTTGACCTCGGCGTCGCCATCGTTCTCGATGTTGACCGTGCCGATGACCTGGCCGGAGGCGAGGCGCAGTTCGGACAGGGAGCCGCCGGGGCGCAGGAGCCCGCGGCCAGCGCCGGCGGCACGGACGACCAAGGTCGACGGCGCCTCGCGCGTCCAGAGCGGGTCACCTGCGGCGGTGAGCGTCAGGTCGAGCGTGAGCCACGTCTCGCGGTCGGTGCCGGTGCGCTTCGAGTCGGAGCGGACGACGCGGATGTCCCAGGCGGTGCCGTCGGGCTCGGCGTAGGTCAGCGTGGCCGGGGCGTTCCGCGGGTCGAGGATGCGTGCGAGGGTGGACGCTCGGACCTTGAGGCTCGGGTAGTCCGTCGCGGTGAGCATGACCGAGAGCGGGATGTCGCGGCCGGTGACGCGGGAGCCGCGGTAGGTCTGGCCGTCGCCGGAGCCGACGAAGAAGCGTGGCGACTGCGGCGGCAGGTCGAGCCCGGTGAGGCCGTCGTCGTTGTCGAGGACGGCGGCCCCACCCAGGGGCGAGCGGACGAGGTAGTCGTCAAGGCCAAGCGTCACGCCGCCGGCGGCGAGGGAGAGTCGGGCGGTGCTCACCACGAGGCCCTCCCTTCGTCGAGCGGGGTGACGGTGCCGTTGGAGACGCGGCCGGCCTCGACGCGCATGCGGCCGATGAGCGCGCCGTCGGCGTCGCGGATGACGAGGGTGTCGGGCACGGACGGCTGGGCTGCGGCGAGTGCCGCGACCAGGCCGCCGCCGTCGACCGAGGGGGCACCGAACGACGGCGCCGCGGTGGCGTAGTTCACGCTGGCGATGGCGTCGGCCATGCCCTGCGCGGCGTCGACTGCGCTGCCGACGTTGGCGTTGATGCCGACGGCCAGGCCCTCGGGAATCCAACGACCGATCTCGTCGCGGAACACCTTGGACGGCGAACCGATGCCGAGGAAGTGCTTGGCGCCGTTAATGACGTCGCTGACCGCATCCTTGACTGCCTGCACGGCAGCCGACACCTTGCTCTTGATGCCATTAATGAGGCCGTTGATGATGTCGCCGCCGGCGTCCTTGAGCCAGTTCCAGGCGTTCGAGAACACGCCGAGGACGGCCTGCGGGATGGCCGCGAGGATGTCATTGAGGCCGCGGATGGCGTCCTTGATCCCGTCCCAGACGGACGAGAACATTTGCTTAATGCCTGCCCATGCCTGCGACCAGTTGCCGGAGAACACGCCGGTAATGAACTTGATGAGCCCTTGCAGGTAACTCATGAGGTCATTGATGACCGGGAGCAGAGCGTTAATCACGACCGCGACTAGTTGCATGATCGGCGGCAGGACCGCGGCGAACAACTGGACCAGTGGAGGCAGGAGGGTCGTGATGAGGCTGAGGATGGGAGGCAGGAGCGGAACGAACGCCGCAACGAGGCTCAGGATCGTCGGAATGATCGGCAGGAGCGCTTGCAGAAGTTCCATAATCAGAGGCGTCAACTGCTCGATGACGCCAATGACGATGCCGATGATCTGCGCCAGGGGCGGCAGGAGATCGGCAATCAGGCTGGCGAACACCGGCAGGAGCGGCATGAGAGATGCGAGCACCTGATTAATGACAGGGAACAACTGCGCTACGACGCCGACGATGCTGAGGAGCAGGGACGCGATGGGCGGCAGGAGCGAGACGACGAGGTTGGCGAGCATCGGCAGGAGCGGCGCCAGGGCTGTCACCCAGGAGACGAGCATCTGTCCGAGGGTCTGCACGATGGGGCCGAGCCCGTTGAGGGCCGTGACCAGCACGGAGCCGAGCACGCTGACGATCTGCGAGACGGCCGGCATGAGGGCCACGAACGCCTGCGCGAGGGTGCCGACGATGAGCGAGGCCACCTGCGAGAGGACGGGCAGGAGCGGAGCCGCCGCTTGGATCAGTTCGGCGACGACCTGCGCCAGCATCGTGACGATCTGCGGCAGGAGCGGCGCAATGGCCTTGATGACCAGGCCCAGCGGGTTAAACAGGCCGACGACCTGCGTAATCTGCGGCGCGAGGCCGGCGAGCATCGGGCCGATGGTGCCGAACGCGCTCTGGACGGCCGGCCCTATCTCGGCGAAGATGCCGGAGCCTGCGCTCTTGAACTGGTCGAAAACGGCCGTGACCGCGTCGCGGAGGTCAAACAGGAAGGCGACTGTGGCCGAGTCTTCCGAGAGGTTAAACGCCTCGCCGAACTGCGCCGTAAAGTCACCATTGACGAACAGGTCCTTGAGCCCGGTCAGGCCGTCGACCATGCGGTCGACGAACGGGATGAAGGTCTGCGCGCCGAAGACGGAGACGTCCCGCATCGTCGGGAGGAGCAGGTCACCCAACTTGCCCTTGACGTCGGCCCACTCGGACGCGGCGATGCGCTGGGAGTTGGCGAGTTGGTCACTTGTGTTGGCAAAGTCGCCTTGCACCTGCGCCGTCTGCTGCATGAGGACGCCGTAGGTCGCTTGGATTCGCTGCGCCTCGGTCAGTTCTGCGCCCTGCTCGGCAATGCCGTTGGCGTAGGCGTAGGCGGCCACAGTGGCAGCCGACGTGTCGATGCCGTACTGACGAATGGGCCGGGAGAGGCCGGCCAGGGAGGACGAGAACAGGTCGACGGCCTGGTCGACGTCGATGTTGTAGACAGAGGCGAAGTCAGCCGCGCGGTGGGTGAGGTCGTCCATCGTCTTGACGACGTCGCCGCCGGGGCCGGCGATGTTCTTGGCGAAGTTCGAGAACTTGACGGTGAGGTTGTCGAACTGCAACTCGGACAGGCCGAGGGACGTGGCCGCATTCTTGCCCAGGTCCATAATCCCCTGGGCCGCCGGGCCGAATGTCACGTTAAGGGCGTTGACCGCTTCGTTGAGGCCAGACGCCTCGGTGACTGCGTCCTTAAAGAAATCGGCGATCTTGTCCGCGGCGAACAGCGCCGCGAGCGGGGCGATGAACGACTTGACGGAGGCGAGCAGGCTCCCGCCGAAGCCCTTGCCGCCCTCCTCGCCAGCCTTGGTGCCGGCAGCGGCAGCGGCCGGGAGCATCTGGCCGGACAGAGCGGTCCCGAAGCCTTCGGCAGTTGGAACGATGTTGAGGGTGGCGTAGCCGACGCTGGTAGCGGGCACCTGCTCGCCTCCTCGTCAGGTCGTGGGGTCCGAGCGCGCGGCGAGGCGCGCACGCTGCGCGAGCAGGCGCTTGTGGAGCGCGGCGGCGCGATGCGTGACGGGCGTGGGGCGGCTCGGGTAGGGGTGGCCGGCGAACAGGTGGAAGAGGTCCGCGAGGACCAGGGCCGCCGTGTCCCAGCCGGGGGCGATGCCCGCCAGCGCCGCGGTCGTCATCGAGTCACGGGGCAGGCCGTGAACGAGGACCGACAGGCGCCGGGGCGAGATGGCTCCTCGCCAAAAGTCGCCGAGGTCGACTCCGTAATAACGTTGGAGGTCGACCTCGACGGCGTCGGAATGGTCCCGAATCAGGACGAGGAGCGCGGTCAGTTTCCCGCAATACCCGCGGCGCTTTGCAGCGCCTCGATGAGGGCGGCGGCGTCACGGACGGTGGGCTTGGTCGCCTTAAAGGCGGCGTACTGCTCCGGGCCGAGCAGGCCGCGGAGAATCGCGGACACCTTGCCGTCCTCGAACGCCTCGATGACCTCGAAGGGCCAGTCCATAGAGGCGGGAACGGTGATGGCGAGCCCGCGGAAGTCGAAGGTGATGGGCGCGCTGCCCTGCGCCTCAACGGCGGCAGGGGTCTTGGCGGCGGTCATGCTGGGTTGCTCCTAGCGTGGGTCGGAGATGCGTGGGAGGGAGTGCGAGGACGGGGCGGCCCCACGCGAGTCGCCCCGCCCTGCGGGAGACGTCTTACGGTCGACGTCAGGAGCCGGAGCCCGCGGGGTCCGTCTCGATGTCGGTCCAGAGCGTGCCGTCGGCGTCGGGGTAGATGACGACGGTGAACTCGTAGACGGTCGGGTCGCTCTCGCTGTCCTTGATGTCGCCGAGGTCGGTGACGGACGCGGCGGAAGCGATGCGCCGGCGGACACGGTCGCCGTCGTGCGTCTCGAAGCCGATGGCGAAGCGGTGGTCGCTCGGGACCTTGATGACCGACGTGCGAACGCCGGAGGCGGTGGTCCGGGTGCTGCCCGGCTCGCGGAGGCCGAAGACGACGTCGTTGTCCTCAAGGGCAACAAACTTGATGGTCCGCTTGTGGTGGGAGCGGGTGTGCCGGTAGAGCAGGCCGCCCCACGCATACTTGTCGGACGTGTCCTCGGAGCGGGACTCGGTGAAGCCCTCGTCGCCGTCGAGCAGACCCGCGGCGTGCCAGTCGGCCGCCCATGCGGTCGTCAGGTCAGTCGGGCCTTCGGTGCCCTCGGGAGCGATGTAGACGTCGGCGTTGTCCCAGATGTGGGTGTTGGTGGCGTTGCCAGACATGGTGTCCTTGTCAGATGGTCAGCGGCCGAAGGTGCGCCGTAAACCGGAGGAAGGCGACGGGGTCGCCGGTGTCCGGGTCTTCCGTCGGGATGGGCGAGGCGTAGGGCTCGGTCGAGCGGACGGTCGCGGTGTGTGCGTCGAGCACGAGGGCCTCGATGAGGCCCGCGAGGTCGAGCGCGAGGCCCTCGTCGCGGTGGTAGACCGTGACGCGGAGGAGCGCCGTGCCGTCGAGGCGGGCGGTGCGGCTGGCGCCATCGAGGCGGACGAGCACGTAGGGCAGGCCGGGCAGGTCGTCGCTGGTCGCGCCGGGGACGACGGTGTCGACGACGACGCCAGCGGCCTCCGGCTCGGGACGCCCGACGAGGAGCGCGCGGATGAGGTCGCGGCCGGCCGTCTGCCCGTCAGGGAAGCGGACAGCGGTCACTTGCGGGCCTTCCGCTTACTGCCGGCGCTCGGGGTCTTGGCGACGACGGTGCTCGCCCCGATGCTCTCGGCGGCGCGGACGAGGATGCCGTGCTTGGCCTCCATGCCGACCGCGGCCGGGTGGAGCACGACGACGCTCGCTGCTGGGCGGGCGCTCTTGAGCCGGCCTCCGGGCTTGGCGGTGTACGTCTCGACCGTGGCTTCGAGGCCGCCCTTGGCGCCGGGGCTCGACGGCTCCGGGTAGTGGGCGGCATCGGCGATGGCACGCGCGGCGTCCTCGACCATCTTGGCGACCTCGTCGCTGGCGAGCGCCGCTGCGATGCCGTCGTGATCGAGGACGATCTTGATGGCTCCGGCCATGTGCTCGCCTCCTCAGCCGACGACGCGGACGAGCCGGGCCGTCGTGTAGGCACCGGCCAGCGTCAGGCCGTTGTGGGCCTGCGGCTCGCCGTCGATGCGGTAGGTCAGGTCGCCGACGCGGACACGGTCGCGCGCGGTGAGCGTCTGCCGGGTGCCGGGGACGAACAGCGTGAGCGTCGTCACGACGCGGCTGCTGCCGTCGCTCGTCGACTCGATGGACGAACTGCGCTGAGTGGTCGCGCCGTGCAGGACCGTCTCGACTGCGGGCGGCACCGTCCAGACGTCGGCAGGGTGGCCGCGGGAGTCGGTGTCGTCGCCGGGATGGACGAGGACGACGGGCTGCGGTCGCGGGTCAGTGAGGAAGGGCATGGCCTGGCCTCAGCGCCCAAAGGTCCGACTCGTCGAGGAAGGCGATAGGGTCGCCTCCCGACTCGTTCGCCGGCAGGTAGATCGTCCCGTCCTTGCGAATGACGAGGCAGGGGTCGGTCATGGCTCCCGCTCTCCGTTCCAGAACGCGGCGTCAGCGGGCCAGCGCCACGGGACAGGCGTGCGGATCGAGCCCGTGAAGCCGATGCCCGTAAGGCCGGCGGCGCGACGGACGCGGGTGACCTCGTCGGGGGCCAGCGCACGGCCGGTCGCCTCGACGGTGACCATGTGCTCGCCGAGTTGCTCGGTCTTGGTGCCCGACGGGTTCTCGTAGCGGCGCTGGGCGACGTCGAGGACGGTCGTGACGATGATGTCCGGCGCGTTGAGGCGCCAGGCCGTCGCCTTCATCGGAGCCTCGGCGAGGACGAGCGCGACGGCGTCGGTGAGGGCCTGGGCGGCGCGTGCGAGATCGGCGCCGGCGAGGGTGCCCGCGTCGAGGCCGAGGCGCGTTTCGAGCGCGCTGACGGCCGGGGGAAGTGCGGTCATCGGCTCGGCCTCCCTTCGGCAGGGGCAAGACGCCCCGCGGCGGGGCCGTCGCTAGAGCGGCTCACGCGGGGCGTCTTACGGAGTTGGTCAGCCCTCGTCGACCGTGGTCACGCGGAACGCCGCGGGGACGTCCGTGTAGGTCGCGGTCGTCTTGTCGAGGCGCTTAAACGGCAGCGCGGTCACGCCGGCGAAGGTCGAGACGATGCTGCGGTCCTGCGTGTGGGTGGCGTCGTAGTCGCGCAGGTAGCGCAGGCTGTAGCCGCCGCTCGACATGCTCTGGCCGAAGGTGGCGCCAGCCGGGACGAGCGGGGCGCGCACGGCCAGGGTGAAGGCGTCGCGGTGGAAGATGACGATGTCGTTGTCGCCCACGCGGGTCGACTCGGCGATGGTCATGCCCATGAGGCGGCCGACGTTGCCCTCGCGGAGAGCGTCAGTCGAGCCCGACTGCGAGACGTCCACGACGGCCTTGGCCTTGAGCAGGTCGGCATACACGCCGACGCCGCAGACCACGCGCAGCGCGTCCGAGGGCACGCCGCCCTTGCGGATGAGCCGGCGAAGGTCGGTGAACGTCGAGACGGGGTTGTCAGGGTCGTAGGCCGGGATGGTGCCAGTGGTGCCCATCGTGGTCAGCGCGACGCCGTTGAGGGCCGCCGCGACCATCTCCTCGACCTGCTCGACCACCGCGGACACCTGAGGCGCGAGCACCTGGGCCGCGAAGTCGGCGATGTTGAGGGAGAGGTCAGCCTCGGACAGGCCGACAGCGCTGTAGGCGTGCGTGCCGAGGGTGATGGAGACGGTCGTCTCGGTCAGGTTGTCGACGGTGAGGGCGTCGGTGACGTTGTCGACGGTGCGGGTGTGGCCGACGAGAGCCGCCGGGACCTTGATGTTGACGGTGCGGCCCTTGCCGCCGCCGCCGAGGAGGTCGCTCTCGTAGTTCCGGTTGACCAGGGCGCCGAGGTAGGAGTCCTCGACCGCGAGGGCCACCGCGGTCGAAGCGACCTGGGTGGGGGTGTAGAACGTGTTAGCCATGAGAGGCCGGTGTCCTTAGTCGGAGATCAGGACCGAGCGCGCGCTGCCTTGGCAAGCGCGACGGGGTCGAAGGGCTCGGTGGACGTGCCGCCGTGCCCAGGGGTCAGGGCCGGGGCGGGTCGGCTGCCAGCCGGCGGCGTCTCGCCACTCGGCGCGGCCTTGCCGCGGTTCGCCAGGCGCTCGGCCTTCCGCTTGATCTCGTCTTCGGTGTCGCCGACCAGGAACTCGGCGTCGTCGTCTTCGAGATGGTTCGTGCGGAGGGCTCGCTCAACCCAGAGGGCTCGCTGCGCCGACTTGGCAGCCGTCTCGGCTGCGGCGATGCGGTCTTCGAGGCCCTTGGGCGGCTCGGGTGCCTTCGGAGCGGGCGGAGGGGTCGTCTTGGCCTTTTCCGCGGTCAGTTCGTTCCGAAGGTCGGTAATCAGTTCCCACGCGCGCGCCGGGTCGAAAGGCTTGCCGTCGCGCTCCCACGGGGGAGTGTTCGCCGGGGGCGTCTGCGCTGCGGGCGTCTCGCTCGCGGGCGGCGTCTGCGCCGGCGGGGTGCTGGCGGCGGGGTCGGGCGTGGTCGTGGTTGCCGGGGTGTCTGGCATGTGGGGTGTCCTCCTGGGACAGCGGAGCCGGCTCCTGGCCGGGCGCGGGCAGCGGACGACGCACGAAAAACGCCCTACGCATCTCGCGCAGGGCGTCCCGTGTGTGGTCCTACCGGGGCGAGGGCATTTGGCCCTCAGAGAGGCGCGCAGCGGCCTTGTCGGGCCGATTTCTGCGCGGGGTCATCACGCCGCGAGGGCGAAGTCGTCTTGGCCGTCCTTGTAGAGGTCGGCGAGCGCGGCGCGAAAGTCGGTCGGGTGGAGGCCGGTGCCGGACTTCGAGCGCCCGTGCTCGGGCGTCCAGCCGTCGTCGTCCTCGTAGAGGCGACGCAACTCGACGGCCTGGTCGGTCCAGCCGGAGCCGTAGCCGGTGCGGAAGACCGGCATCGGCTCGCAGGCGCAGCCGTCGTGTGCGAGGAAGCCCGCGGTCCCGGCGGAGTAGACCGGACCGCGGGAGATGAGCATTGCGCAGAAGGCGCAGGGCGTCCGCGCGCTGACGCGGGCGTAGCCGACAGCGTCCTTGTCGCGCGCCACGGCGGACATGAGCGTCGTGCGCCCACCTTCGAGGACGGCGCGCTCGGTGTAGCGCTCCGTCGCGGCGAGGGCGAGGGCGCCGGCCTGCGGGATGCTGAGGCCGGTCCCGGTGAGGCGCTTGACGGTTGCCGGGCCGGTGACTTGGAGCGAGGTCAGCGCGCGCGCCGGGTCGAGCGTCGACTCCTCGAAGTCGACGAAGTCGTCGGGGTCGAGCCCGGCGGCGGCGCGGGCCTTGCGGTAGAACGCCGTGCCGGCCTGGGACGACTGCCGGTGGCCGACCGCGAGGACGCGGGTGGCGGCGGCGCCATAGCGCGGGAACGTGCGGTCGAGGTCGTAGAGGTCGAGGGTCGTGTCCCAGACCTTGCCGAGCGCCCGCTCGATCACGACTGCGCCGCGGACCTGCCCGACGCGGAAGGTGTCGACGGCCTGTAGTTCCTCAAGGGTCGGCGTGGCGGTGCCTCCTCAGCGGGTCAGGCGGCGGCTCGTGCCGGGGCTGCCGGCGGCGCCTGCGCAGGGACCGCGGGCACCGTCGGAGACGGTGTGACCGCGGCCTGCGTCTGGCGGGTGAACTCGGCAGCGACGGCGGCGAGCGGGTCGGCCTCGTCCTTGAGGGCCTTCCAGCGGGTGAGCGTTTGGTCGGTGATGCCAGGCACCATCTCCCAGAGCGCTTCGACCGGGACTTGCAGGCCGGTCGCCAACTTCGTTAGTGCGTCGACCGTGGCTGCGAGGCCGTTGCCGTCGGTGTCACGCCAACGGACCTGCGCCGTGACGTCGGGCTCGGCGGTGTCGCCGGCGGCGATGGCCGAGAGCCGGAATGCCTGCTCCCACGCCTCGCCGAAGAGGGTTTGGTACTCCTCGCGCTTGCGGAACGTCTCGGCCTGCAACTGGCGGGTCGTGTCCTCGGAGACGTTCGAGATCGTCATGTCGCCGAAGAGGAGGCCAGGGTGGACGCCGGCCTCGTTGCCCATCGCGCGCAGGGTCGCGGCGAAGAGGGCGAGGTAGCCGGTGATGTCGGTCTGCGCGAAGTCGCCGAACTTGGCGTCGGGGTTGTCCGTCACCCAGAGGCGGTCGACTGCGGCCTTAAAGGGCTCGACGGGGTGCCCGTAGTTCGGGTTGGGGACGGAGATCGTCGGCGAGTTGCTCTCGCTGGGCTCGGCGTTCGGGTCGTAGGCCGGGTTGGGGACGGTCATCGTCTCGTTCTCGTCGACCGGGATGGCGAGGCCGGTCGCCCAGCGCTGGCGGAAGACGCCATATTGCAGGGCGACCATCATGGCGAAGACGACCTCGTTGAGCCGGTCCTGCGTCGTGATGTACGGCGCCACGAGGCCGACGGCCTCCTCGCCGATGCGCTCGCGGAAGCGGACGACCGGGACGAAGCCGAAGGGGTGGCCCTGCGGCGCGCCGACGGTGATGGCGCCGTTGCCGGCCGCGCGCGAGCACTCGTAGAGCGCCTCGCGGTCGACGATGTCGAACAACTCGTCGCCGGCGACGGACTTGCCGCGCTTGGCGAGGAAGTAGTCAGGCCACTCGGCGTCCTCGTCCTCGTACCACGCCATCGAGCGCAGGGGAGAGTACGGGCGCCACACGGGCTGCGGCTTGCCGGGCAGGATGAGGAGGTAAGAGGTCCCGTACTGCAAGGCGCCGCGGTGGACGATGGACTGCCGCGCGTCCATGCCGTTCGCCTGCCAGGCGTCCCACGCCGGGGCGTTGTCGCTCGCGCGGGCGGCGCGGTAGCCGTCGACAAAGAGCGCCTTAGCGAAGGTGTCGGGGATGCGCGGGAGGACGTTGGTGATGCTCACCTTTGCGGTGTGCTTGTACTCCTCGCGGGCGCCGCGGGGCATGTAGGGCTCGTCGTGCTCGCCCTTGAGGTAGCGGCGCACCTTGCCGAGCCGGGCGTCCCGCGAGAGGTCCGCGTCGAGCGCGCTGAGGAGACGCGCGGCGAGGGCCGCGTCAACGGCCATGCTCAGTCCTCCTCGTTCGGGCTAAAGCCCGCGCGGCGGCGCCTGCGCGCCGGCCAGTCGTCTTCGTCGTGCTTGGGTGTCGGGGGCTTCGACTTCGGCACCCAGCCGATTCGGAGGGTGAGGAAGAGGCGCCAGACTTGGAGGGCAAGGACCACGGGGGCGCCTCCTGGACGTTTAAACGGTGTTCGCTCAGAACCCGACCAGGCGGCCGGCCTTGGCGTGGCGGTGTCGGAGGGCGCCCTCGCCGAGGACGCGCTCACGCGCCATGCGGGCGAGGATGAGCGCCGCGAGAGCGTCGACCTTGCGAGGGCTCTCGCGGGACTCCTTGCCGAAGCCGATGCCGTAGCGGTTCGGGCGCCGGCGCGCGTTCTCGATGTGGCGGACGAGCGCTTCGAGCCCGTCGCGGCCGTCGTCGAGGCGGTGCGGGATGAGGGGCAACTCGCGGTCGACGATGGCCCGATGCACGGCCTCCGTCGCGCGGACGGTGTCGGCCTGGTGCTGGCGCATGTCCCACGCGACGGCGTGCCGCATGGTCGCCTTGACGAGCAGACGCTCGCCGTACTCGGCGCGCCAGTGGTCGACGTCGGTGTCCCACTCGGCTACGTCCGAGAACATGGCGACGACGTCGTAGACGTCGAAGACATTGTCGACGACGCCGCGGACGACTTCCTTGTCCACCTGCCAGCCGGAGCCGGCGGGGCCTTCGGGCTTTTCCCAGAGGCCGAGGATGAACGGAGCACCGTCGGAGACGCGGACGCCGACGAGAGCGGTCGAGTCGTCGGTCAGGGAGCCATCGAAGCCGAGGGCGAGCGTGTCGCCGGGCATGAGCGGGGTGCCGTCGGCCTTGCGGTTGCGGTCGACCTCGTGTGGGGCGACCCAGGCGTCCGCGGCGGCGACGACTTGGTTGAGGTAGAACCGGCGCGCTTCCTCGCGGGACGTGTTCGGGTCGTTGATCTCGGCGACGATGCGGTCGAGGTCGACCCAGGTCGAATCGCCGTAGACGCCGAGCAGAGCCTCACGGAGGGCTGCCTCGTCGTCGAGCGCGATCTCGCCGGGGGCCTCGACGGAGTCGTAGAGGAGATCGGTGGCCGACGCGCGGCCGTCGCGTTGGGCGCGATAGGCGTCGAACGACTCCTCGGCGACCGTGTGTTGTCCGGGCTCGTGGGCGTTGGTCGTCTCGATGCTGCGGGCGGTGCCGCCGGTGCGCTTGGCGAGGTTGCGGCGGATGACCTTGGCGAGGGCTGCCCCGCCGTTGGTCTTCGTCCACCAATGCGTCTCGTCGAGGATGGCGAAGGTCGGGCGCGCGCCTTCCTGGGTGGCGCTCGACGCCGTGATCGGGAGGAGTTTGCCCCCACCGGGGAGCAGGATGCGCGTAAGGCCGATGTCGAGGCCGTAGAGGTCGACGAGGTCGCTGTCCTCGGCCATCGCGCGCGCAGCCGACATCGTGAACTCGGTCTGTGCCTCGCTGACGCCGGCGACGACCACCCAGGGCATCGGCTCCTCGACGCCGATGGGCTCGCCGTCCTCGTCCCAGCCGCCGAAGCGGACGGGGCCACACAACTCGGCGAGGGCGAGCGCCGCGAGGAACGGGGACTTACCCCAGCCCTTCGAGCGGCGCAGGACGGCGCGACGGTAGGTGAAGCGGCCGGTGACGTCGACCGCGTACCACCACAAGAGGAAATTGAGTTGCTCGCGGGTGAGGCGGAAGGGGTCGCCAGCGTGCTCGCCGTCGGGCTGTAGGAGATGAGCCTCGATCCACGCGGCCACGCCCCAACCGAGGGTCTTGACGGAGCCATCGAGAGGGAAGTCGGGGACGGTGCGGATGGGCTCGCGGCGGGTCACGCCGGGCGCCCGGCCATGCGGGCGCGGAGGTCTTCGGTGCCGGTGGCGCCGGCCGGAGTGTCGCCGTTCGACGACGCGCCAACAGCGACGCGCATGCGTCGGCGGTCGCCGAAGGTCGCGCCGAGTGCCGACTCGGTCAGCCGGACCTCAGTTGCAGCCGCCGCGGTGGCGGTGCCACGCGAGATCGTGTCGACGAGCGGCGCGATGCGCGCCAGCGTCGTCCAGTCGGTCGGCTCGAAGTCGCGCGCCCAGGGGACGCGGCGCCACGCCTCCCACCACTCGACGGTGGCGGGGTGGAACTCGCTGGCGGCGCGGTGGGTTGCCTCGGGGAGTGACGGGCCGTAGACGGAGCCGTCGCGCTCGTAGGTGGTGAACTCGCGCTGACGCCGGCGCTCGTCGCGCTCGCGCTGACGGTGGGCCTTGGGGAGAGGTCCGCGTCCTGCCATGTCGCAGCCCTCCCTAAATAGAAATAGGACCCTCGCATTTGCGATAGGCCCTAAACGGTCTGCTGAGTCGGTATTGATTCGATGCCGGGGGTCAAAGCCTCAGACTCGCGCGCGCCGGCTCTTGCTATGTCGCTCCGGTGTCGGGGCGGTGGGAGCGAGAGCCACGCCCCACCCCAACCGCGTCGCTGCGTCGTCGCAGGTCAGCGCGCTTCGGGCTCGCGGAACCGGCCTGGTCGAGGATGCGACTTACGTGCCTCAGCACCTTCGTTGCTCGACTTGCGAGCATGATGCCAGGCACAGAGGGCTTGGAGGTTGGCCTCGTCGTGGTTGTCGCCAGCGACGACGTGATCTACCTGATTCGCAGGTCGACCACAGACTGTTCCCATCGAGTCGCGCCACTCGCATCGGTACTGCGCTCGGCGCAGGACTCGGAGGCGACGTGCCTGCCAGTCGCGGGGCAGACGACTCCGTCGGTCGCTCGTTTCCCAACCCATCGAAGCGACCACCTACCTAGATACGTCAGGGCCGGGCGTCTCGACGTCGGAGCGCGGGAGAGGGCACGCTCAACAACGGAGAGCCCGGCCTTGCCTGGGTGGGGGTGCGTCATCGTACCGGGGGCGCTCTTGCCGAAATGCAAGGCCCGGACCACCCAGGGGGCAGGTTGTCGCTGGCGCGCCGGGGAGGAGCGCGCGGTCAGTGGGACATCCCTGCCATGAAGTGCCACCGTGCCCGCCGCCCTGGGCGGGCGCAGCGCGCTCGGCACGGTGGCCCGCCGAGCGGTCCTCGCGCATCGGCTAGGACGCGCCGACTGCGGGGCAGACGGCCGAGCGCTCGACCATCTCTGTTGCGTACCGACGGCGGGAGTCGAACCCAGCGCTCGTGCCTTGAGGGGGCACCGTGCTTGCACCGCTACACCACGTCGGCTCGATGTCCTTGGCTTGACGCTCGGCGTTGCCGGTGGCGCGTCAGCGGCCAAGGACTCGCGGAAGGGGCGGGGGTCGAACCCGCACGCCCCGTTAGGGGCAGGCCGCTTTCGGGGCGGTTGTCGGCGCCGTCTCTCGACTGGCCCTTCCTCAGTTGCGGAGTCGGGACTCGAACCCGAAGCGCCCGGCTTATGAGGCCGGCATGCTGCCGTTGCACCACTCCGCACACGTCCTCGCCGCGAGCGCCGCCGTCAGTGGCGGCCAGACTCCGCGAGGTCTGCCAGGGGGCCGCGCCCGGAGCGCCTTGCCAATCGGCGACGAGCGGCGGCAGAGCGACAAGGGATGACCCTGGCAGGTCGGGCCGGCGCAGTCTCGCGGTCGACGAGGCGCCCTAGGAACCGGCCCGGAATAGCGAGGCCCCGTCTGTAGGCCAGAGGCCCAGAGCGGGGCGGGAAGTGCCTACACCGTCGGTGGCGACGGGTCAGCGCTTAGGGGCTTGCATAGGTAGTAGCCGCTCCCATGTTGCCCTAGAAACCCTGGTCAGAGGGCAAAAGGAAGGCCCCGTCCAGGGGGTAGAGACGGGGCCTTACGTCGACCAGGCTAGCGCGCGACGGCCGGGCGAGATGGGGGAATCGGACGCCGATCTCTGGCGTGCATCTCGGGAAACGGGCCGCCCTGGGCGCGGATCACACCGACCTCGTCGAACGTCTCGCCGGGAAGCGTCAGCGCCGGGCGGATGGCCGAGTCGACGGCTCGGTGGGCGGTCGCGGCGTCGTGCGGGCCGTCGGCACGCATGATGCGGTGCGTCACCCGGTCGCGCGAGACGGCGTACCACGCGACGGCGTCGGTCTTGGGATAGGCCATCGCTGCTCCTCAGTGAGGCGTCTTACGGTCGAAGGGGCGCTTACTCGACTTCGACCATTCGACGCTTGTGGCACGGGCACAACGGGGCGCCGTACTGCGTGAGCCACGTCCGGGTGATGCGGACCTTGTAGCCGCTGCCCTCGATGCACTCGACCTTGAGCATCCGCGTCCCTTGCTTCCGCGGGCCGTCGGCGCCCTCGACCTCAGCGGACAGGGCCGCGTGGGGGTACGGGCCGAGCGAGGCGGCGATGCCGAGGAGCCGGAGTGCGAGCGCGTCGCCGGCGTGCGTCGCCGTCGCCGGGCCTTCGAGTCCGATGCGGCGAGCGACCTTGACGAACCGGCCGCGGTGACCGTGCTGGCAGTCGTCGAGGGCGTGGATCAGTTCGTGGGTCAGGACCGCGAGGACCGTCGGCGCGTCGTCGAGCACGGGGGAGATGAAGACCTGCGAGACGCCGTCGGCGGCGTGGTCGGAGCGCCAGCATTGGCCGATGACGGCCGACTTGGGGCCTCGGCCGCCGGGCCAGCCTACGGAGACGCGCACCGCGGGGACCGTCTCGTCGATCTCGGCGAAGAGCGGGCGCAGCGCGTCGATGGCGGCGACGAGCCACTCCTCACGAGTGGCGTAGGGCTTGCGGGTCATGGTGGGCCTCCTCGGTGCGTGTAAACGCCAGAGTAGTTACGTGAGGCGTCTTACGCAAGACGTCAAGCCCTGCGGCTTGTGTGGCGATGAGCAAGGCGCAGGGCTTGAGGGGCGTGGTCGTGCTCGGCACACGAGCACACCCAGCCGTCGCCGCCGGGGTGACAGTGGGAATGGTCGCCGGTCAGGCACCATCCGCAAGGCGCGTGGGAGGTCATCGGAGACTCAGCCGGTGCTCGGATTCGGGCTCGCCGCAGTAGGTGGCGTCGGTGCCGTCAGCGCGGTACGTACATTCGTCGTCGTCCGGGTGCCCGGCGACCGGCAGGAAGGCGTGGTCGACGATCATGCGGGCCGCTCAGAGTGTCGAGAGGCGACCGTCGAGGCCGCGGTAGATCGAGCCGTCTGAGATGAGGCGCCAGTAGACGCCTCGGACGTCGGCGCCGGGGTGCCGGGCCGAAACGACGGGCAGCACGGTCGACGGGCGCGGGTTGGCCTCGGCGTTGATCGTCCTGAGGAGGTCTTGGACGATCTCGCCGTCTTCGTCGACCGACGAGTAGCGCCGGTCGGTGCCGGGGACCTTGGCGTCGCCTGGGCGGACGTCGAGCGGGTCTTCGGCGTAGTGGACGATGGACCGGAGGCGCGCCTCGACGATGGAGAGCGTCGCCGAGCGACGGAAGCCCTCGGTGTCGTCGAGGTCGTGGAGGAGCATCTCGATCCCGCGGCGGTAGGTCGCGGCGCGCTCCTCGGCACGGGCGAGCGTCTCTTGGGCGAGCGCGAGCGCCCGGTCGTTCGCGGCGACGGCCCGGTCGACGACGTCGTTGAGGTCAGCGGTCAGGCGAACGAGCGGCGCGAGGTCGGCCTCGTCGGTGTGAAGCGTCAGCGTGACCGGGACGCTACGGGGAGAGCGGGCCATGTCAGCGCCACTCCATCCGGGTCTTGCCAGTCGGCAGGAGCACCATCGTCCGCACGCCGGGCAGCGTCGGCGCCTCTCCGGTCTTGCGGCGGCGGTGAACGCCTTGGTGGTCGCCGGCGGCACGGTTGCGGCCGTGCGAGGCGTGCAGGTACTTGTCCTTTAGGCGGATCGGCACCGGCGGGAGGAGGAACGCCGCGCCGGCGACGGCGATGTGAACGCCGAGCCACATGAAGAGGACGCCGAGGGTGATGATCCACACCCAGCGGCCAGCCTTCGTTGCGGTGTGGAAGAGCCCGCGGAGGTTCTCGCTCAGGGTGTCACCCTTGCGCTTCGAGACGATGCCAAGCGTCTCGAAGACGACGAACCACGCGGCCCAGACGACCCAGGGCCACCACGTCATTTCTCTCGACCTTCCTCGATGGCAGCACGAGCGCGAGCGGCGCGGGTGCCCTTGCGGGACTTCGGGGTGTGCGGCGATGCCGCCGAGGAGCGGCGCAGTTGCCGCATGGCCTCGGCGTAGAGCGGGTTGGCAGCGTGGCGGCGCTGGGCGCGCGGGACGCCGTCGGCCTTGAGCCGCTCGTCGAGGGCCTTGCGGCCGGCGCGCTCGATGGAGCGGACGACAGGGCGGATGCCGGTGTCGCGGGTCATGGCTCGTCCTCGTCGTTGCCAACGCCGGCCCAGCGCTCGACGCCGACCCAGCGGCGCGGCGTGTGCGGCTGCTGCGGGCCGACGATGATGCGGAACAGCGGGGCACCGACCGGCCAGATGAGGGCGAGGACGACGAAGATGCCTAGGTCGACTGTGTCGATGCCGATGTGCGGCCACTGAGCGCATGCGCGGCGGACGAGCCACGCGAAGACCTCGCGCGCCGCCAGGACGTAGAAGAGTGCGGCGAGCGCGAGGACGTAGAACAGGAGCGGGGTCATCGCAGATGCCTCTCGTCGAGGAGCCGCTCGACGGCCGCGGAGATGTCGCGGACCAGGCGGTCGCGGTCAGCGGCCGTGCGGTACTCGGCGGTGATCTCCGGGTGGTCGCGGATCGAGAGCGGGACGGGGCCGTAGCCGATGGCGACCGTGATGGCGTGGGCGATCTCCTCGTCGGTCACCCCCGGCGGCGCCGTCTCGCCGGCGATCTGCCGGCGGGTCGACGAGATCATGTAGGCGATGGCGAGGAGGGCGAGGACGACGTAGAGGCCGATCATTCGAGGTCGAACTCCTCGACGATGGCCTCCCGCTCAAGGCGACCGAGGTCGCCGTCGCGGAGCATGGCCCACGTCGCCGGCCAGGACACGGGCCAGGCGGCGGCGTTCTCGACGAGCACGGCGACTAGGCCGGCAGTCGAGCCGAAGACGCGGCGGACCTGGCGCCAGGACCACACGAGCATGACGGCGGCGCCGAGGAGGTAGATGGCAGCGACGCCCAGGGCGACGCCGGTGGCGAGGGAGGAAGGGCTCACGACGGGACTCCGGTGTTGTTGAGGAGGGCGCGCTCGTCGATCTCGACGGACCAGCCGGCGGCGCGGAGGGCGGACTCGTGCAGGGCGAAGTGGTGGGCGCAGAACGCGAGGACTACGGCTGGGTCTGCGTCGTCGGACATCACGACGTAGGCCCGCACGCCGCAGGCGTCGCAGCGGACGCGGAGGGTCTGCTCGTCGTCGGTGGCCGGCTGGGCGGCGCGCGACGAGCCGTAGCGGACGGGGATGCGAACGGAGACGGGCATCGTCGTATTTGCCTCTCAGACGGCCTCGCGGCGGCGGGGCGGTGTGGTTGTAGCGGAGCGGTACGGAAATCGTCTTACGGAGGCGCGTGCGGCCTCAGGCGACCATTTCCGGGTGGCGGCGACGGGCGCGGGAGCCCAGGCCGCCGGCCGCGACCTTGAGGTCGTGCAGCGTGTCAGCCTCAGCGCGGCGCGCGGCCTTGCGAGCCTCGCCTCGGCGCCACGAGGCGGCGCGAGTGGCCTTGGCCCTCTCGTTCGTCGTGCGCTTCGGCAGGCCCTTCGGGACTCCCTTGCCCTGGCCGGTCATCGGTGGTCACTCCTCGCTTGCAGTCGGGACAGGTGCCGACCGGGATCGAGCCGCGGCCGGCCTTCGGGTTGCGGACCCAGCGGCCCTCGTCTCGGTCGAAGACCGGCGCGAGGACGCGGACGACGACGCCGGGGAGCGGCCAGCGCGACCACACGGCGCCGCACGACGGGCACTCTTGGACACGGGCCGTCGGGTCGGTGCGGGGCTTCGGCGGCCGGACCTTGCGGCGTCGGTCAGGCATGGTCCGGGTAGTCCTTGTCGATGGTCAGGACCGGCGTCGTGATGCGCCACTTGCCGTTGGCGAAGACGAGTTGGGCGCGCTGACCGACGACGATCTCCGGCTTGCGAGCGAGCGGAAGGAACTCGGCGTCGGGGACCTCGACGTAGTCGATGCCCGGCGAGTAGGGGCCGTCGAGACGCGCGGCCTCGCCGTACTTGCCGCCGGAGCGGATGGCGTAGTGCGCGCCGCTCTCGGTGGTGAAGTGCTGCACGAACCGGGCGGGAGGCTCGGACGGGGAGCGCTTGGGCATGGTCACACCAACCTTTCGAGGCGCCCGATGACGGCGTTGAGCCGCACGAGCGTTTTGACGAACGGAGTGGAAGCCGACCGGACGAGATCGGCGCCGACGAGGGGCAGCGGCTTCCGAGCGCGGCGGCCGGTCAGGGCCGAGCGCAGGAACCAGGGCTCGCATCCCCACCACATGCCGCCGCGGTTGTCGGGCTCGATGATGGTGGTTCGGTACTGCGAGGCGATGACGCGCGCTTCGGTGCCAACGGCGGGGAAGTCTCGAACTGCCCGACGGGGCCGGGCGGCGACGATGACGACGTCGCCCGGTTCCCACGGGTAGAGGCGGGACTTGGCGTGACGGGCGCTCACGGCTCGGTCAGGGCGTCGAGTGCGCTGGCGTCGTAGACGTACTCGCCGAACGGGCCAGCGCCATCTAGCACGACGGCGATGTTGTTGCCGAGCGAGTCAGCGTCGTCGGTGTTGTTCGGGGTGGCGGTGACGGTTCCCGTCTTGCCCCACTGGTCGGACGGGACCTCGAAGCCGCCGTCGAACGTGGCACCGTCCTTGACGACGACCCGGTCGCCGACCTTGAGGTCGGCCACGTCACGCCTCGTCGAGGACGGTGAGCGAGTCCGAGCCGACGAGGAAGTCGTAGAGGCCCTCGTCGCCCCCGAACAGTTCGACCAGGAACTCCGGGGCGCGCTTGTCCTCGGGGATCGAGTCGACGTCGTAGCGGACGACGGTGTTGTCGCCGTCGATGTCGAACACGGTGCCCGTGGCGCCGATCTGCCAGGCGGGGACGGCCTCGTTGGTGCCGTCGGCCGTGACGAACGTGGCGCCGGCGGTGATCTGGACGCGGGTGCCCTTGTCGAGCGTGGTCATGCTGAGTCTCTCCTCTGGGAGGTTGGTCGTCAGGCGGCGACGTCTTGCACGTCGTCGGCGAGGACGATGGCGGGGCGACCGCGGCGGCCGGTGCGGATGCTGTACGCCTCGCGGCCGAACTCGTCGGCGTACGGGACGGGCTGGCCCGTGAAGGTCTTGCCGTCCTTGCGGGTGACGGTGACGGTCAGGGCGGACAGAGCGGCCTCGGCGAGGCGCTCGGTGGCGGTCATGTGAAGTTGTCCTTTCGAGGCGGCGTGCTTACGCGCCGCTCACTCCTCGGAGTCGAGGAGGTCGAACGAGTCGGCAAGCCGGCTCAAGTGCTCGTTGAGTCCGAGCCGGCTCTGAGGACCGAGGCCCTGCGACTCGGCGACGAGATCGAGCGCCGCCGAGAGGGTGCCGATGGCTGTCTCAGGACCGACGTCCTCGGCGTAGTCGGCGAGGGCGTGCAGGAGCGGGACGATGCTGACGTCGTCGCCGGGGAAGTCGTCGGGAGTCGACGAGCGCCAGCGGTCGACGAGGTCGGCGAGCGTGTCGCCCATCACGCCCACTCCTCCGGGTCGAGGAGCGACAACTCCTCGTCGGTCAGAGCGTCGAGCGCGTCGGCGATGGCCTGCGCCGTGGTCTGGGCGGGCTCCTCGTAGATGGCCTCGTAGACCGCGGTCGCTGCCGCGCTGACGATGCCGGAGAGGAAGCCGACGCCGTGCTCGTCGTCCTTGACCGCGTCGATGAAGTCGGCCAGGGCGTGCAGGTACGGGATGACGGCTTCGGCGTGGTCCGGCCGGTGCTCGACCGCGCCGGGGCTGTCCGGGTGGCCGGGGTAGTCCGACGGCGACGCCTCGCGGAAGCGGGCTGCGATCTGTTCGAGGGTCACAGCACGCCGCCCAGACCGGACGTGTGACCGAGAGCCTGCGCGACGGACGCGGGGTCGCCGGTGTCGATGGCGCCGGCGAGGTAGATCGAGTCGCCGACCTCGGCCAGGCCGTGCAGGACGCCGCCGATGCACGCGGCACCGTCGTAGCCCTCAGGCACGACGGCCTCGATGAAGTCGGCGACTGCGCCGAACAGGGTGGCGACCGCGGCGGCCTCGGTGTCCGAGATCGGGACGCCCATGCCGTCGTGGACCGCGTCGGGCGTCGTGCCGCGGAGCGCGGTCACGATGTCGTCGGTGGCCTGCTGCAAGTTGCTCACAAGTAACCTCCGGGGATGTAGGGCTCCTCCGGCGGCACCGGACGGGGCGGGGTAACGGGGTGGCCGAACGTCTGCGGCGTCGGCGGCTGCTGCGCCGGGGCGACCTCGGCGACGAGCGTCTCGGTGACCTTGGCGAACGAGGCGACGAGGGCGTCGAGCATCACGAGCCCGTCGAAGCCGCGCTCGGTGATGACCTCGTCGAGGAGGTCGGCGAGGGTGTGCGGGAGGACCGCGACGCGATCGATCTGCTCCGGCGTGAACTCGCCGAACAGTTCGAGGCTGAGGCGGAACATCCGCGCCGAGGCGCCGGCGGCGCGCAGGTTGGCGATGACCCGCTCCTGCATCTCGGTCTTGGCGGCCATCACGCCACCGCTCGGACGAGGTCGGAGATGGGCCAGACGAACGAGAGCCCGCCGAGGCCGTCGGGGCGGATGGCTCCGTTGGCTGGCGCGATCTCGACAAGGCCGTCACCCATCGGGCCGGACGGCTCGACGACGCAAGCCGGCATGCCTGCCCAACCCTGTGTCGGCTGCGTCGCGCCGACGATGCGGACGAGGTCGCCGATGTGGAACGAGTGGGCGAGCGGGGTGACGGGAACGCTCTGGGTCAGCGTGCCGGGCTCGGCATCGCGGAGGATGGCGGCTTGGCTCACCTGCGCCCAGCGCTCGGCGTCGACCACGGTCATCCCGCGGCGGGCTGCCTCCTCGCGGAGGTCGTCATCGGACACGGCGGCGAGGCCGTCCTCGACGAGCGCATAGGTCCACTGGCCGTCGGCGAAGACGGCCGCGGTGCGGTCGCAGTCGGAGACGTACAGCACGCCGCCGGTGACCTCGACGTCATCCGCCGGGATGATGACGGGCGCGGCGTCGCGGAACTGGTCAGGCGAGGGCCGCTCAACACGAACGGTCATGGGTGTCTCACTTCCTGGCGAGCGCCTTGGCAGCGCGGGCCTTGGCGAGTTGCGCGGCGACAGTCGCCGGCGATGGAGGCGTAGCCGCCCCCGACACCGGGTTTGTTGCCGCCGGGGTGACGGGCGGACGAGGAACGGCCAGGCCGCCGCCAGGGCGCGCGATGGTTCCGCGCGGCGCAGGCGCCGAAGGCTCGGCAGCGCGCGATGTCTTACGCACGGGCTGACCTCGCCGCGGGGCACGGGTCACGCGAGAGCGGACCTCGGACAGCGGCACGGAGAACAGGTGCGCGAGAGGCTGGTCGCCAGCGACGTGCTCGCGGCGCTCGCGGTCGCGGCGGCGGAACTCCTCGGCGGTGGCGGTGGTCATGGCTGGTCCTCCTCAGTCGTCGGTGACGATGACGCCGTGCTCGATACGGCCGTCCGCGTAGATGACGGCGCTCTGCTCTCCGGGCCACGGGAAGCGGGCCGGGTTGCGCCAGTCGAGCGGGAGGTCGTCGAGTCGGTCGTACTCCGAGGCGTACGACCAGCGCGTGCCACAGCACTCGCAGTCGACCTCGTAGAACGGGTCGAAGTAGACGAGGCCGGAGTTGGTGGCACGGTCGTCCGCCTGCTCGGCGGAGTCGGCCTCGACATAGACCTCGTGCGGGCCTTGGAAGACGCCGAACGAGTTGTTCTGGGAGTAGGCGTAGAACGCCACGAGTCAGCCCTCCTCGGAACGGTGCATGAGGTCGACCTCGGCCCACTCCTCGGCGACGTCGAGGAAGACTTGGTCGACCGTCTTGGGCAGGAAGCCCACGGACAGGAGCGCGCCGCGACCGGCGTCGAGGATGGCGCGCCAGAGATCGTCAGCGCCGTCGGCCTCGCCGAACTCGACGGAGACGTGGACGGAGTGACGGAAGCCGTGCTCGTCGCGGAAGTACGACGAGCCGGTGCCCCGCTCTCGGAACTGCGAGACGGCGCGGGGCGGCAGACAGCGCCAGGATGACGAGGAGGCCGACGGCCCAGATGAGGCCGCGCACGTCACGCCTCGATGTCGCTGAGGAGCGCGAGCGCGTCGTCGGCGTAGTGCATCCGGTAGGCGTCCGGCCCGTAGAACATCTCCATGAGCGGGTCGCGGGCGTCCTCGGGGAGCGTGTCGGGGTCGACCTGGACGCTGACGTTGTCGGCGCAGTCGGGGCAGTCCTCGGTGATCTCGTGGACGCCGACGACCGTGCCGACGGCGCCGAGGTCGGAACCGTCGCCCTCGCTGCGGGTGCCGTCGTGGTAGTAGGCCGAGCCGACGACCTTGACCCGGTCGCCGATGTTGAAGGTGGACATGGTGACTCTCCTGTTGGAACGGGCCTGAGGAAATACGGGTCGACGACGCCGGCCGCGCTCAGGCAGGGCGGGAACTTGCAGGGGTGGAAGGTGTAGGGCTCGGGTGTAAGGTCACGGCCCCGCCCCGGACGCGCCGATGGCGCCGGGGCGAGGCGACGGGCCGGGCGCCCGATCAGATGGCTTCGAGGAGGAAGCCCGCCGGGAGAGCGACCGTGCGCCCGGCGTGCGGGCCGAGGAGCGGCTTGACGACGTACCGGCCATACACGCCCGGCTCGACGCTGACGACCTCGGCGCTGCCGTCCCAGGTGCCGTCATCCCAGCCGTCGACCGTGACGAGGTCACCCGGCGCGGGCTCGGCGATCTCGGGGCCGGCCGGCGTGAGGCAGGCGGCGGCGACGAACTGCTCGACGAGGCCGCCGTTGGGGAAGCCGTTGTCGTCGAGCGCACGGGCACGGACGAGGACGTCGCCGTCGGAGTCCGCGGCCTGGGTCACGACGCCGGTCGTTCGGCCGCCGAAGTACACGCCTCCGGTGCCGGGGCCGGCGACCGACGTGTAGGCGTCGGCGGGGACGAGGACGAAGGTGCCGACCGGCGGCCAGGCGGCGTCCGGCTTGGCGGGCTCGTCGGCGAGGACCGGGGTGACGAACCGGCGCGCGACGATCTGCGGGACCTCGGTGCCGATGAGGCCGGCGGTGTGGGCACGGAAGCCGTCGAGCGTCTCGCGGATGCCCAGCGCCTTCATCGTCTTGTGCAGGGCGAGGATTGCGTCTTCGTCGACCGAGAGGAGCGGGGCGACCGTGACGACGTCGTCGGCGGTGGAGTAGCCCACGATGCGGCCGACGGTCGCGCTGCCGTGGATCGAGCGAACGTGCGCGGTGGACTCGGCGCCCGGTGCCTCGATGCGGACGGTGGTGCCGACCGGCCACGGGGCCTTGGCTTCGTGCTTGGTCGAGACGACGTCGCCTGTGAGCGGCCAGACGTAGTCGGTGACTCCGTGCTCGACCTCGGTGAGAGTCGACGGGTCGACGTCCGTGCGGGTGGTGACGAGGACGGCCGTGACCCCTTCGAGGCCCGGCTGCGGGCCGGGGTGCCCGGTGGAGCGGACCAGCGTGCCAGGCTCGAAGTCCTGGCCCTGGGTGACGTGGACGACTCGCAGCGACTCACCCGCAGGGATCATGGCGGGGAACTTGGACGACGACATGGCGGCTCTCTCCCGAAGTCAGCGCATTTGGTGACGGGGACAGAGCCGCTCCGAGCCGGGTGATTGTTGCCCTGGGGTCGAGAATCACCCGGACGGGTGAGTGGCCGGTTTGTCGGGGCAGGTTCGGACGCACGCATTTCTCGAGCCCGGTGCGCTGACCTGGGCGAACACGTTTGCGGGGGTCGGTGGGGCGCTAGGGGCGGGTCGTTCTGTTCTGTCTCTCCCTGGGAGTTGGCCCTATGGAACAGAACCCAGGGGGCGTGTTCGAGCGGCCCCTTCCGCCCCCGGCGTGCCGGCGCTCAGGCGGTGGGCTGGCCGACCCAATCGAGATGCACACGGCCGGGGTCGAAGTGGGCGCCTGAGTAGGGGGCGGGGTCGACTTCGACTCGCGTAATGGCGAGGCGCAGGAGCCCGCGGGCCTCGGGGATGGGGGCGGCCATGATGGCGGGGAGCGAGATGTCCGGGTCGAGGAGCGGGCCGAGGTCGACCTCCGGCTTCGGCAGGTCGGCCAGACGCGCGAGCAGACCGTCGATGCGCTGGCGCAGACCCGCCGTCACCCGGTCGTGGCGGTCGGCGTCGAGCGTGCCGCGCACGTAGTAGTCGTCGTCGGCCTGGGTCATCCGAGCGCGAGCGTCGGCGAGGTCGGCCGTGAGGTCGGCACGTTCCTTGAGAGGGGCTGGGTCGTGGCGGACGAGCCATCGCTCGGCGACGGCCGCAAGGATCGGCGAGTCAGGCTCAAGCGCGGCCAGGCCATAGGCCCAGCGCCGACGGACCTCGTCGTCGATGGTCTTGATTCGCACACTGAGCGGGCGCGCGCAGCCGTCGCCGACCTCGTGCCAGCGCCGGCAGCGGTAGGAGTCGCCGAACGAGTTGGCATGCCGCTTGCACGTCGCGCAGTAGATGAGGCCGCCGAGGAGGCTCTGAGGTTGGCGAACGGGGCGCATGCCTCGACCGTAGCGACGGAGGCGGCCGTCGAGAACGTCGAGGAGTCGGAGACGTTCGGACTCGGTCACGATGGGCTCGGCGCCGTCGGCCATGATTGAGACTGTCTCGCCCGTCTCCGGGTCGCGCCACGCCTCCGTGCGCGTCGACCAGCCGCCGTCCGTGTCATCGCGGCGCTTGCTCGGCATGAGGCCGACGAGGGCGGGGGACCGGACGATCATCGAGAGAGTCGACGAGCGCCAGACCGGGCCGCCGCGACGGGTCGGGATGCCGCGCTCGTTCCAGTCGCGGGCGACGGCGAGGAGCGTGTCGCCGGCGAGGAGGCGGTCCACTAGTTCGCGGACGAGTGGCGCCTCGGTCGGGTCTTGGTGGAGTTTGCGGTCCTCGTCGACCGTGTAACCCATCGGGGCCGAGCCGCCGAGGTAGCGGCCTCGGCTGCGGTCCTTTTCCTTGCGGTCGCGGACGCGAAGCGACGTGTTCGCCGACTCGGTGCGGGCCTGCTCGGAGACGAGCACGATGACCATTCGGTGACCGGGGACGGACGAGTCGAGCGAGTCCATGAGGAAGTACAGGCGGCCGTGCGCGGCCTCGACAGCGTCGAGGAGTAGGCCGACCTGCCCGGCGCCGTGGCGGCTGAGACGGTCGAGTTTCCAGACGGCGAGGGTGCCGACCTCGCCGGAGGTCACGGCGGCGACGGCCTGCTCGAAGTCCTTGCGGTAGACGTCGCGGTAGGCGCTCTTGCCGGGGTCGCGCCACACGCGGCGGACGGTCAGGCCCTCACGCGCCGCCCAGGCGCGGAGGTCCGTCTCCTGCCGTTCGAGCGAGTCCTTGCCCTCTTGGTCGATGCTGAGGCGAAGGTAGAGGTCGACGAGGTTGGCGACGGGCGTCTCGGGGCGAGCCAC